GGCAAGACTTGGCTTGCTAGTGCAATATGGAGGAAGTAAAGACTACTTCGGTAACACAACCACGAATGTCTGGTGTTCCCCACCCCCGCGGCCGATCTGGCACGCGTAAAACGGGAGGTAAACGTGCCTCGGGGAGTCCATCCCCCAAAAACGAGAACCGAAAAGTTCCCCCATGTAAATGGGGCAACGATTGTTACGCGTTGCGCGATGGTCGTATATGCCCATTTTACCACTCGAAGAGCGAGAAAGGGGAAGCGGTCGCTATGGCGCCCGTTGCGAATGTGGTTACCATGCCGGGTGTGGTACCAGTTGCGCACAGAACGTTCCATGAGCTCGGGGAGTACTACGACTGCAAGGCCGTGGTAATTCCAGAGTGCGATGCCCACACTTGGTCCTACGCGATTTCGCAGGGCTGGTGTGTGGTGCAGGTCAAACGTCCCGCCATCCCTCATCCTTTGAGCCATGTTGCTCGTGAGGTGGCGATGTTGACGGTGGCTGCATCATCCCTGCGTGGCCTGCGCAGTGTGAGGATTTTCAGCGTCTACGGAGCTCAACGTGACAAGCGCCTGCTGGAGGTAGCGGCGCGTACGGAGGAGAATTCGATCGAGGTGGAGCTTACCATCGGTCCGAATGAGGTGTATCCTGGGGACGCGGGTAAACTTACCGCGCTCCGGGAGGATCCAACTGGGCTGTACAACCTGGTCGTTTTGACAGATGTTTACTGGGGTTCCAAGGGCGCGTTTGCCCCAAGCGACGCGCGCCGATGGGCCGAACATTCTGTGTCACAGAGTATCTACATGATATTGCGCAGTTTTCATGGCGCGGCTGGGTCCGACAAAGTCCCCGGCTTCTGTGGAGCGATCGAGGGAGTCTGGTATAGAGACGCGAAGGGGATGGTGAATTTTTCCTCTGACGCGGCTGGATATGGATACCCTCTCCATCCGTCCATAGATTGGCTACAGCACAAGACCATCGACGGCTTGAGTGTTACGTATTTGGATTCCAAAGGTCCCTACGACATTTTCAAGATCGCGGTCGAGAATCAGTCAACTGTCCGAGTGGCGGTGGAGCTGCAACCTGCGAAAGAAGGAGAGTTTGCATGGCGCAAGCGTGCGACCTCCGTCTGGCAGTGCGTTCCCCACACATGGTCAGCCTGGTGTACTCAAGACCGACGCGGATGGCTGGTTCACAATGCAACCGTTGCTGCCCTCAGCCCCACTTTCAAGTACAAGATTCCTTTGGGCCACACGTGTGACGTAGCGCGTGGTCAGACTGAGAAGCACTTGGGGGAGAGCCAAACCTATGAACAACTCGTGCAGCGTTGGCCCGCCATTGCCGAGAAAGTCCTGTGTGATACAGCGGATTGTGCGCTATACGCAGGCAGGGAGACAGCATCCCAGGAGCAGTATGATCTGCGCGAAGCCCAC